GCAAAAAGAATGGTTTTGAAGAACGACAAAATAATAAATAACTAATGAAAGATTGAAATAATTTATATGATTTTAACAAAATCAAGGAGAAATAGAAAATGGTTGATCTAGTTTCACCTGGTATTGCTATAAAAGAAAAGGATCTTACCACCTCTGTTAGAAGTGAAGCAACCAGTATCGCTGGTATTGCTATTGCGTCAGAGAAAGGCCCTATTGAACAGACTGTAACGTGTAGTTCCGAGAGTGATTTAGTAAGTATTTTCGGAAAGCCAAACGGTACAAACTATCAATATTGGTTCAGTGCTGCATCCTTTTTGATGTATAGTAATACACTAAAGGTAGTTAGAATTAATGTTACTGGAGCTAAGAATGCTACGGCTGCTGGTACAGGACTTCTAATCAAAAACAAAACACACTATACAGATGGTGATGGAACTACAGGCCCTTATGATGATGGTTCAGCTCCTAGTGCTAACGGAATGTGGGCAGCCCGTACAGCTGGGTCTTGGGGAAATAGTTTAAAAGTTGCTTTCTGTAATGATGCCGCCGGGTTTTCCGGTACGACAATCACAACAGTAAGTGACGCATCAATTGCTATAGGCGATACGACTTTTGGCGTAACTGATGCCACAGTTTTTGAAGTTGGAGATATTATCTACCTTCAAGAAACTGACGGCCAGAAATACAAGATTAGTAGCATTGCTTCTAACGACTTAACTATTGTTCGATATCCAACTAGTGGTGCTGCAGGCCTTTCTTCTGCTATTGCTAATGGTGCTAACATTGACCGAGAGTGGGAATTTGCTGATCAATTTGATCGGGCGCCAGGTACATCTGCGTATGTATCTGATCGTTCTGGTGCAAATGATGAATTGCATATCCTTATTAAGGACATTGATGGTAAGGTTAGTGGTGTTGCAGGCACAGTATTAGAGAAATGGTCTCACCTATCAAAAGCTTCAGATGCTCTTACAGATGATGGTGCTAAGAACTATTATGTTGATGTTCTTGCTGATTCTTCTGAATACATTTATTGGTTAGAGCACTCGGCGGGTGGTACAAACTGGGGCGGAACTGCTGCAGGTACTACGTTTACCGATGCTACTGATGATGTCGAAGAATCTTCTGGAGCTGGTGGTTCAGGTGATACAACTGCACCTACAGAAGGCGAAAGACAGCTTGCTTACAAACTGTTTGAAGATTCTGATATTGAAGATGTGAACCTGTTAATTGCAGGTCCTGCTTCTGTTGGAAGTACTGGTGCAATAACTCACGCTGTATTCATTACAGACATGGTAGAAAAGAGAAAAGACTGCGTTGGTTTTATCTCACCAGATTATAGTGATGTAGTAAACATTGCGAAAAGTTACACACAATCCCAGAACGTTAAGGGTTTCTTTGATTCCCTATCAAGTTCATCTTATACTGTATTTGATAGTGGTTATACAAAACAGTTTGATAAACATAATGACGTTTACCGTTGGGTTCCGCTTAACGGACATATTGCTGGTGCTTGTGCTCGTACTGACGCTCTAGAAGATCCATGGTGGTCACCTGCTGGTATAGCTCGTGGTCAGATTCGTGGTTCTATTGGATTGGCATTCAATCCCACACAAACAGAACGTGATACTTTGTATCGGGCTCGTATCAATCCTATTGTAACGTTCCCGGGAGAAGGCACACTTCTATTTGGTGATAAGACAGGTCTTGCTCGTAATAGTGCATTTAGTCGTATCAACGTTCGCCGTCTATTCCTCACAGTTGAGGAAGCTTGTAAGATTGCTGCTCGTTCTGTTCTCTTTGAGTTCAACGATCAGTTTACAAGGGACAACTTTAAGGCGATGGTTGATCCATATTTGCGAGACATTCAAGGTCGGAGAGGTATTACAGATTTCTTAACAGTATGTGACGAAACGAATAATACACCTCAAGTTATTGATAATAACGAATTTCGTGCTGATGTATACATTAAACCTGCACGTTCCATTAACTTCATTACGCTAACCTTCATTGCAACACGAACTGGTGTTGATTTCAGTGAAGTGGTTGGTCGGGCATAGGGGAGAATAAGACATGGCTAATTTAAATGCTTTTGTAAACAGGCTCTCCGGTGGTGGCGCTCGTGCTAATCAGTTTGAAGTTACATTAACTGGAATTGGAGTTCTAACAGAAAACTTTTCTTTTCTATGTAGAACTGCACAAATGCCTGCTATGACACTGGGTGAAGTAACAGTACCCTATCGTGGTCGTCAGGTGTTTCTTGCTGGTGATCGTACTTATGATGCATGGACAGTGACAGTATTCAATGATGCAAACTGGCAAGTTCGTTCAGGTCTAGAGACTTGGATGCACGCTATTGCTGATATTGGTTCTAGTACTACAGCGATGGGTACTGGATATTATGGTACTGCAAATGTTCGGCAGTTGAATAGAGAAGGAAGTTCCGTTTGGGGCGCTTCGCTATACAACGTTTGGCCGACAACCATAGATGCTGTTGAACTCGCTTATGATACAAATGACGCTGTTGAGGAGTATGGTGTAACCTTTAGGTTCAACTATATGACCACAGGTCCTGTCGTAGGAGTTGGTATCGGTAGTGTTTAATTAAAAAATCGTTGTGTGAAGATGTATAAATATATGTATGGCAGATTTTTTTGGATACGAAATAAAAAGGAAAAAGGATGCGGCGAAGGGTAAATCCTTCGTCGCTCCTTCCGATGAAGAAGGTACACTAGATATTGCTGGCGGTACTGGCTTTTTTAGCCAGTATGTAAATGTAGACCGCGCAGCAAAGAATGATTGGGACCTTGTTCGTAAATACCGCACAACATCAGAAGCACCCGAATGTGACCAAGCTATTGAGGACATAGTTCAGGAGGCTATCACAGCGGATGAAACCGATCTTTCGGTTAAAGTAAATTTAGATTATACCGGCCTATCAACCTCTATTAAGAAAAAAGTTATCGTTGAATTTGGTGAAATGCTGCGTCTGTTGGAGTGGAAACACAAAGGCCACGATATTTTTAGACGTTGGTATGTAGATGGTAGAATACATTACCATAAGATGATAGAGGAAAGTTCACCTCGTAAAGGTATAACGGAACTACGGTATATAGATCCTAAATTTATTAAGAAGGTTCGTGTAGTAGAAAAAGATAAACAAAAACCCGATGCGGTTACTTTGGTTAAAAAAGTTCAGGAGTTCTTTGTTTATAATGAGGTGGGTGTCTACCCAGCATTTCAAGGATCAGGTGGAGGTTTTCAACAGAACCAACAAGGTATAAAGATTTCACCTGATAGTATTTGTTATGTAACATCTGGTATTTTTAATCCAACTACCAAACAGGTATACGGACACTTACACAAAGCAATTAAATCTACAAACCAACTACGAATGATGGAAGATTCTTTGGTGATTTACCGCATTAGTCGGGCACCAGAACGTAGAATTTTTTATATAGACGTTGGTAATTTACCCAAACCCAAAGCAGAACAATATCTAAAAGATATTATGAATCGTTACCGCAACAAAGTGGTATACGATGCGAACACTGGTGAGGTCAAAGATGACCGTAATCAGATGTCTATGTTAGAAGATTTCTGGTTGCCACGCCGTGAAGGTGGACGTGGTACAGAGATTACTACATTGGGTGGTGGCCAAAATCTAGGTGAAATGGATGATGTTACTTATTTCAGAGAGAAACTTTGGCGTTCTTTGAATATTCCTATTTCTCGTTTAATAAGTGACAGTGGTTTCAATATGGGACGGTCAGCTGAAATTACTAGAGATGAGGTAAAATTCGCAAAGTTTATTCAGAGAATTCGTAAGAAATTTTGTGGTATCTTCCAAGATGTATTAAAGACCCAATTGGTATTGAAGGGTATTATTACCATCGAAGATTGGGACTCTATTAAAGAACACGTTATCTATGACTTTGCAGACGATAACCATTTCTTTGAACTCAAAGATGCTGAGTTATTAAAGGAAAGGGTGGATCAATTAACCACTGTATCAGAATATATTGGTACATATTTCTCCGTAGAGTGGGTAAGGAAGAATGTCCTTAAACAAACAGATGAAGAAATAGAAGAAATTGATACACAAATTTCAGCTGAGAAGGCAGATGGTACTATTGCTACAGACGCAGGAACAGATTTAGGTGGACCAGAAGGTGGCTTTGGAGAACCTGTTGGCCAATTTGATGATGATGACGATGATGATTTTCCTGACGCGGATGATACACCACCAGAAACAACTCCACGCAAAAATGGTAACGGTAATGGTGCGAAAAATTAAAAACTTATAAATAGGAAAGGAATATATTATGGCAAAAGAAAGTATTAAAAACATGGTCAGCTCTATAGTTGACGGTGATTTATCTAAAGCAAATGACGATTTTGATTCTGCTCTCCAAATGAAACGACAGGCGGAGTGGGATAATGCTAAGCTTACTTTAGCACGTTCGGCTTTTGATGAAATTACTCCTGAGGTCACATACGAACCACTCGATACTGGAATCACAGGAGAACCAGAGGAATAAAAATGAAACTTATATGCGAACATATACTAGATGATATAGAATACCTTTTTGAGGACTCAAAAGATGGTGGTCCTAAAAAATATAGTATTAAAGGTATCTTTATGCAGGCCGATATTAAGAATCGCAACAATAGGATGTATCCTGAGCAAGTTCTTGCAAAGGAAGTAATGAGATATAATAAAGAGTATATCAACCAAAATCGTGCGTTTGGTGAACTCGGACATCCAGATGGGCCGGTAGTCAATCTAGAACGTGCTTCGCATATGATTACAAAATTGTATCCAGATGGCAAAAACTTTATTGGTGAAGCCAAGATTATGGATACACCCTATGGTAAAATAGTAAAGAATCTTATAGATGAAGGTGCCAAGTTGGGAGTTTCATCTAGAGGTATGGGTTCATTAGAACCCCGCCGAGATATGCAGGTTGTTAGAGATGATTTTTATCTAGCAACTGCTGCTGATATTGTCGCAGATCCATCTGCCCCCAACGCTTTCGTAGAAGGTATTATGGAAGGCAAAGAGTGGGTATGGGATAATGGCATAGTAAAAGAAGTTGAAATTGCTAAGTATCGCAAAGAAATGTTAAAAAATTCTAAACATTTAGAAGAAAAACAAATAAAAGTCTTTGCGGACTTCATGTCTAAACTTTGAATTTTATAAATAACTAATATAGATTAACACAAGAGGGAGTTATCCGAAATGACAGATATTAAAGAAAGTTTAGAAGCTGTCGCAGCTGAGATGCTAGGGAAGACCGAAGCAACTCAATCAAGCGAAGAGCAACTAGACGAAATCAGTTGGGATCAACCCAAGAAAGGTGCGGCTCCGGCTGAAAAGATGCAGTCTGTTCCCGGTACTCGCCAAGATATGGGTCCTGCTGTTGTTTCTCCTGATGCCCCATCTGATATGGGAAAAGAAGCTTCAAAGAAGGCCTCGCAGTCTGATAAATTGCCCCGAAAGGGAAAACCTTCTAACGCTTCTGGTAAAGTAGAGTCTGATAAAGCTCTGACGCCTGGTGGACCACCTGCAAAGGAAGGGGTCGAGGCTGATGAAAACGATGAGATTATTGCTGAAACTGAAACACCTGAAACTGAAGAAGTCTTTGCAGAAGCAGAGACTACTGAGGCAGAGGTTGTTGCAGAAGCCGACACAGAAGATGAAGTAAAAGAGGAAACAATAGAAGATCGCCTCGCTGCTATGGATTTTACAAATGATGTTAAAGCCCTAACAGAAGGTGAAGATGATTTTTCAGACGAATTTAAGCAACAGGCCGCAACAATTTTTGAAGCTGCTGTTAAAGCAAAAATTCGGACAGAGCTTGAAGCTATGACTGAAGCTTTTCAGACAAAGTATGATGGTGCTATTGAAGAAGCTAAAGATGACATGACTGATAAGGTCGATGGTTATCTTAACTATGTAGTAGAAGAATGGATGAAGCAAAATGAGATGGCTGTTCAACATAAAATGAAAACAGAAATCGCAGAGAGCTTTATCAAAGGACTCAAAACTTTATTTGAAGATCACAATATTGCTATACCTGAAGATCAGTTTGATATGCTCGATGCAGCTGCCTCTAAGGCGGACGAAACCGAGTCTAAATTGAACGAGACAATGGAAAGAAATATTGAACTTACTAAAGAAGTTGGTGAGTTGAAAAGGAATGAGATCCTTTTAGATGTAGCTTCTGACCTAGCGGATACAGAAGTAGAAAAGTTTGCCGACCTGACAGAAAATGTTGAGTATACAGGTGAAGAGGATTTTCGTGAGAAGATCGCTACACTGATGAATTCATATTTTCCGAAAACGACAGCAAACAGCGATGACACAACAGCACCAATGGATGAAGGTACGGAAGATTTCGATGTAACCGACACAATGGCTGCGTATATGAGTGCTATCACACGAGCAGAAGCCCGTGGCGTAGCGTCAAAAGTTTAAACAACAAATAGGGAGAAAACTAATAATGTTTCAAACCGAACAACTACAGGAAAAATGGCAGCCAGTCTTAAAGCATCCTGACCTCCCCGAGATCAATGATGCTTACCGTCGGGCCGTTACAACAGTAATCCTGGAAAACCAAGAAAGGGCTATGCGTGAAGATGCAGCGTTTCTTTCAGAGGCAGCTCCTACAAACGCAACTGGTTCTGCAGTAGCGAATTGGGATCCGATCCTAATTTCGCTGGTGCGCCGTGCGATGCCTTCTCTTATTGCTTATGATGTTTGCGGCGTTCAGCCAATGACAGGTCCTACAGGGCTAATCTTTGCAATGAAGGCTCGTTACACTTCTCAAGCTGGAACAGAAGCGTTATTCAACGAAGCTGATACTACACATGCTGGTACTGGAACACATACCGGTGTAGACGTACTTAAAGCCCTAAGCGCAGGCAACTACGCTTCAGGCACCGCTATGACCACAGCTGCTGCTGAAGCACTAGGCGATTCCGCCGCTAATCAGTTTGCAGAAATGGCATTCAGTATTGAGAAAGCAACCGTAACTGCAAAGTCACGTGCTCTTAAAGCTGAATACACAATGGAACTGGCACAAGACTTAAAGGCTATTCACGGTCTGGATGCCGAAACTGAGCTGGCAAACATCCTAAGCTCAGAGATTCTTGCGGAAATCAACCGCGAGGTCGTTCGGACTATCTATATCAACTCGAAGCAAGGTGCTGCGGTCAACACAACGACTGCTGGTATTTTCGATCTTGATACAGACTCCAATGGTCGCTGGTCTGTTGAGAAGTTCAAAGGTCTCATGTTCTCACTAGAGCGTGATGCTAACGTAATCGCCCGTGACACACGGCGTGGAAAGGGTAACATTATCCTTTGTTCCGCTGATGTCGCTTCTGCGCTTACAATGGCCGGCCTGCTTGATTATACAAGTGGACTTTCCGACAATCTTACAGTAGACTCCACAGGCAACACATTCGCTGGTACATTGAATGGTCGCTTTAAAGTCTATGTCGATCCTTATACAAACATGGGCGTTCCTTACACAGGTTCAGGCGCCGCCGCTAACCAGTACTATGTTGTTGGTTATAAGGGTGCTTCCCCATACGATGCTGGCTTGTTCTATTGCCCATACGTTCCGTTGCAGATGGTCCGTGCGGTTGGTGAGAACACATTCCAGCCGAAGATTGGTTTCAAGACTCGATATGGTATGCAGGTTAATCCTTTCGCTCAGACAGCCGCTGCTACAGATGGCCCGGGTGCTCGTGATTCTAACGTGTACTACCGTCGTGTTCAGGTTACCAACTTGATGTAATAAGTTTCACCATAATATTATAATAACAAAGGTGATTTTAGAAAGC